TGAGGTCATGCGGCAGTCACAGAGCGCGAGGCGGCAGCCCCTTTTGATTATGATTACCACGGCGGGCACGGTGCGGGAGTGCATATTTGATGATATGTATGACTACGTCTGTAAGTTGGTCGATGGGAGCTTCGAGGATGAGCGATTCTTACCTGTGCTGTATGAACTTGACAAGCGGGAGGAATGGACGGATCCCGCCGCCTGGCCAAAAGCTAACCCCGCATTAGGTACGATCAAAAAAATAGAGATTCTCGCGGACAGCGTGAGTAAAGCACAAAACAACCCTAACGATCTAAACGGGATATTGGTGAAGGATTTTAACGTGAGGGACACTATAAGCGCCGCATGGCTTTCTTTTACCGATCTTTCAAACGATGAAACCTTTGATATATCGCGTTTTCGCAACTGTTACGCCATCGGCGGGGCCGACTTGTCCATCACAACGGATCTCACCTGCGCAACGCTGCTCATGATGGAGAGAGAGACACAGAAACGCTTTGTAACTCAAATGTACTGGCTTCCCCGTGAGAGCTTTGAAGTAAGGGTGAAGGCCGATAGAATCCCTTATGATAAGTGGATGGAGCGGGGGCTTTTGCGGCTCTGTGAGGGTAACTCAATCAACTACTCCGATGTCACGGCCTGGTTTGTGGAAATGGGAAATGAATATGAGATACTGCCCATGTGGATATATTACGACAGTTACAGCGCGAAATACTGGGTTGATGAAATGAAGAATCAAGGGTTCATGCAAATGGTGCGCTGTATTCAGGGCGCAAAGACGCTTTCCCTTCCCATGCAGATGATGGGGGCCGACTTGCAGGCGAAGCGCATCAACTACAACAATAATTCGATCTTGAAGTGGTGCCTCACTAATACCGGTGTGCAGACCGACCGCAACGGGAACATTGTACCTATAAAGAACCAGGCCGCAAAACGACGGATTGACGGGACGGCAAGCCTCTTAGATGCTTACGTCGGACTATATGAACATTTCAATGAGTTTTTGAATGTTTGCCGGTGAAATAATCGGAGGCTATACAGAGAAGGGCGGCAAGCGTGGCAGATATTGATTTACCTGAAAAAAATGTTGCAGATCATCAATTCCGCTGTTTCGGTTGCTGTCGAAAAGACCGTTGAGCGGATCCGGGCGGAGCAACTGCCGAGGGCGTCCGAGCCGCCCGCAGCAAATTACTTTCGTGTGATGGAGAAGCTCTTGTACAACTATCCGGCTTTGAAAAAGATCGTTTCTGACAAAGAGGCATACACAAAAATCGAATGGCAGGAAAAAAGCAAAGATATTGTTCGGCACAATTCAAATGCTTCGTGGAAAAGTAAAGAAGATATTATTGAGGGCATGGAGCGCGAGAGGGAAGCCGAGTACGATATCACCGTCAGACAGTTTCAACGTGTTGAGAGGGTGATAGAGTTACATAAAAACCGCAAAGAATTCATTGTTATACAAATGTATTACTTTGATGAAACCATTGACGGGAAGCCACGTCCGGCGGATGATCCAGAATACACCTGGGCGGAGATAAGTTTTCAACTTGGGAGAGATGAAAAGACCCTGCGCCGCTGGCGGGGTGATATTGTCAACGACATGGCAATTTGTTTATTTGGAATATCCGCAGCCGTCCAGCAATAAAATAAAACCCGCTCAACCTGGGGCCAGGTGAGCGGGTTCTTTTGCGCGTCACCGTCGGCGAGGTATGCCGACGATCAGCCCGAAAACCTTTAGATTCACGAAAATCTCAGGTTTCGGATATGCGCGTTTTGGTGGAGGCGAGGGGAATCGAATTACTCAATATAGAATAAATGTACGAAAATCATAATAAATTTTCGTGAATGCTCTGCCATTACTGAGAGGGTGGCAATAAATATTGATAAACAAAAAGTACCCTTTAAAAAAGTTGTAAAGGGTAAAACGAAGGGTAAAAGCACCCTCTCAAACCCGCATTCTACCGTAATATGAAAATACACGAGGGGAGTATTACACCTGCCCGCTTTTTTCCGGCTCATTTCGCAAATAGTGGCCGCATAAGCCGATTTTCAGCAAATAGGAAGGTAGCCGCCATAAAAATAATTGTACTCAGGGTTACACCGGGCCGCTCGGACCCGCAAAAACAAAATATGCCTCAGAAGTACCTACAGCCGACAGAAAGCCCACAGATCGGAGCGGAATGCTCCGCCTGTGGGCCTGGATCGTCTCATAGATCATCCCCTATTATTCAGATGTGCCAGGTACGTGGTACGTGCTCAAACGTCACCCTCTTTCATTGTGTGTTGAGCTACTGCAAAGGCGTCATCCCATGAATAGCCCATACTGATAATTGAATCTCCCGCACGGGTTTTCTTCTCTCCGCATTCCTCCAGTCTGTGCAGTGCTGTGGTGAGCACCGGTGAATTATAGCGCTCGATGATATCATTATGTAGATCGACTTCCGCGTCGTAGTAGAAAGCGAAGTCTTCGGCGAGGCACACGAATTTATAGTCTTTGAGCAGCTCGTCGAGCGGTTTTGTGGTACGTATCATGGAATATACTCCTTGACAACTCAGGGGCAGGAGCATATAATAGATTTACACCTGTATTTGATAAAATAGAACTACAGCGAATGGTCGCGAGAAATACAGCACCAGAAAATGGAATGAAGTAAGATTCCGCAGCACCGAAACAAAAATATGCTATCCTTGAGGGAAAACCTTTAAGGAGGCAAAAGAGGAAGGTGCTGAGAATGGCGCAGATCAACTACATCAAAGACCTCTACGAAAAAGAGGGGAAGTCGCTGCGTGGTATTGCCCGTGAAATGCACAAAGACTTTCGGACGGTACAAAAGTACGCGTATCAGGAGGACTTCAATCAGTCGGACCAGGCGACGCGGGAGCGCATATTCCCCGCCACGCTTGAATATGCCGAAACCATCGATGGCTGGCTGGAACAGGACGAGCGCGAACCGCGAAAACAGCGGCACACGATCACGAAGGTATATGACCGACTGCGGAAGGAATGCGGATACACAGGTAGCTATAGCAGTGTGAAACGGTATTACAACTACAAAAAAGAAGAAATGAGAAAATACCGTGAGAGCTTTCTTCCGCTGTCTCATCCGGCAGGACACGCACAGGTTGATTTCGGGGACTTCAAGTATTACGACGCGATAGGCGCCGGACACGAAGGACACGCGCTGATTGTATCGTTTCCACACTCTAACAGCGGTTGGATGCAAGTGTTTCCGTCCGAAAATCAGGAATGTCTGCTGACGGGACTAAAACGTATCTTTTGCCATATCGGCGGTGTACCTGTGCGGGTTCGGTGCGACAACATGACTACCGCTGTGGCGCAGGTGCTGGAGGGGACGGAACGGGTCATCGCAGACGGTTTCTATCGGTTCATGCTTCACTACCGTTTCAGCGTGGATTTCTGTAATCCGGCGAAAGGCAATGAAAAGGGAAATGTCGAGAACAAGGTTGGATACACTCGCCGGAATATGTTGGTACCCGTCCCGGTCATCACGGATTTTGAGGCATTTGACGCCGAATTACTGCGCCGTTGCGATGAAGATCATGACCGCGAACACTACCAACGGGATCAATCAATCCGCGAACTCTGGGAAGAGGACAAAAAGCAATTGCTGACCCTACCGAAGTTCGAATACGAAGTCTTCCGGTATGAATCTCTGAAAGTGAGCAAATATGGATTCGTTTCGATAGATAAAACCAGATACGGATTATCCCCCGAGCTGGCAGACAGAGTGGTTCAAGCGAAGATCTTCTTTGATAAGATCGAGGTTTTCTATGATCACCAGTCGCTTAAAACTTTCCGGCGTAGTTATGGAAAGAATGACGAGGATTGTGATTGGAAAGATTACCTGCCCACCCTCGTCAAAAAGCCCGGCGCGACGGAGCATACCAGGTTTTTCGACCAGATGCCTAAATTATGGCAGGAATACTTGCAAAGCGTCAAGGGGAAAGAACGCAAATCGGCGCTCCTGCTGCTCTCGGAAATTGTCAATGACGGTAACGAGCTTCTATGCGACGAAGCACTCGAACTTGCCTACGAATACGGGACTGCGGACAATGACAGTATCCGTCAGTGCTATCAGCTGATTTCCAAACCGGAAAACCGCCCGCGTCCATTGACTCTCACCTCGAATCCGCCGCTGATCAATTATCAGCCCGACCTCTCTGTCTATGACAGTTTGATGGGAGGCGAGGCACTGTGATTCAAAATATTGAACAGGTCATGCGAAACCTCAAACTTGGCGGACTGGCTAAAGAATGGCGTAACGTCGCCTATCATGATACCGAACAGTTTATGCGCGACTTGCTGGACATTGAGGTGCGGGAGCGGGAAGCCAATCGAATGGCACGTATGATCAAACAAGCGGGGTTCCGTGTAATTAAGACACTGGACAGCTTTATCTGGAAACCCGGCATAGAGATTCCTACGACCATTACCCGCGCGGAAATGGAATCTGCCGCCTTTGTCAAGGAAAAGGAAAACCTCGTCCTGATCGGCGCGGTCGGCACCGGCAAAACTCATTTGGCCACCGCGATTGCTCTGAATCTGTGTCAGCAGGGGCGGCATGTGAGGTTTTACACCGCTACCGGGCTGGCTAACATCCTGCAAGAAAAGCATCAGCGCGGTACGCTCTCCGGCTTTATGTCCTCGCTCCGCAAAGTGGAACTGCTCGTGCTGGACGAGATCGGATTCATTACGCTCCATAAAGAGGCCAGCGAGCTGCTTTTTCAAATCGTATCCGACTGTTATGAGCAGAAGAGTCTCATTATCACGTCAAATCTGGAGTTCAGCCAGTGGAACACTGTATTCGGCGACAGCAAACTGACTACGGCGCTGATTGACCGTCTGATTCACCACAGTCATATCGTGATCTTTTCCGGTCCCGGTCACCGCCTGGAAGAATCCATGAAACGTCAGCGGAAAGGGGGTGTGGAGCAATGACACTCAATCAAAAAACCTTACGGGAATGGGAAGATTCAATGCACACCATTTTCACGGATGAGCAGAAACAAATCATCCTTGACCGGTTTGGCACCGAACCCGGCAACGGCGCCATTTGGTCGGAGCAGGACATCGCGGAACAAATCCGTAAAATCCGCATGAATGGCCGATTGGTCACGTGATTACAGCGTTTGGTCACCAAAAGTACAGCAGATGGTCACCAGTAATCCAGCATTTGGTCACATGGTCAATCGAAATGTGGATCAACCTCTCCGCAAACCTTGACTTCGTGTCCAAAAACGCTCCGATAACAACGCCGACGGCGACAGAGAACTCAGGAATATCCAGCCTTACGCTCGCCGTCGCCTGAGAAAGCATAGCGTTTTTGGCCGCTTCCAGTCAAGGTCAAGCCGCCCTCCGGGCGGTTGCTGCTACCCCTGCCTCCGGCTCGGAGAATCTTGGAATATCCTGCCCGCATATCCGGTGCTGAGGTGCTGTATTTTTTCGCGACCAAACGCTGTACTTTTTAATTGACAAACACA